TCTGACAGAAGCAAAACAAGAAGAAGAAAAAGTTTTCTGGGAAACGTTTGATAACTTTAGAGATTTTATAACAAATAAAACAAATTGTACTGTTTTACAGCATAACGAATTAGAAGCTGATGATTTAATTGCAGGTTGGATTGGTCATCATCCTAACGACGAACACGCAATTATATCAACAGATGGTGATTTTGCACAATTAATTTCACCCAAAGTTTGTCAATATAACGGTGTATCTAATGTGCTTATTACACACGAAGGTTATTTTGATGATAAGGGAAAACGAATAGTCGACAAAAAGACAGGAAAAGACAAACCAGCACCTAATCCAGAATGGCTATTATTTGAAAAATGTGTACGAGGTGATACTAGTGATAATGTCTTTTCTGCATATCCTGGTGTAAGAAAAACAGGTACAAGAAACAAAGTAGGCTTAGAAGAAGCATTTAATGATATGACAACAAAAGGTTACAGCTGGAATAATTTAATGTTGCAACGTTGGGTAGATCATGAAGGCAAAGAGCATAGAGTATTAGACGATTATAATCGAAATGTAGAACTATGCGATTTAAATGCACAACCAGAATATATTAAAGAAAAAATTAAGAATACAATAATTGAAAACGCACAACCTAAAAACATACCGCAGGTAGGTTTGCGATTAATGAAATTCTGTGCAATTTATGATATGCAAAGAATAACTGATAATGCTCAGGCGTATGCTGAACCATTACAAGCGAGGTATCCTGTATTATGACAGATGTAAAAGCAAAAGAAATATTAAAAAATAAATTTTGGATAATTGAAGATGCTAATCATGGAAAAAAGATAGGCACATTATCTAAAGACGAAAATAATCATTATATGTATTGTTGTACGTCCCAGCCACGCAGACAACGTAATGGTTCGATTACTGAGTACTATAATTGTTTACAAGATCTTAAACAAGGAATTGGTGGAGAAATTCTCTGGCAGGCGGCTTCTATAAGTGATGCAAACAAAACTGTAGATAAAGAAATTTATAATTTACCCACTAGTACTATACCATATAATGCCGTATATGATCTTAAAAGAAAATTTGCACTATTTACTAAAAGTAAAAAATCTAAGAGTTTATATTGTGCTGGTTATTTTATTATTCATTTTGACAAGGGCTGGGTTAAAAGTTTTTGTCCTAAACTAGTTACATTAGAAAAATATGAACATAAAGGACCATTTAAAGATGAATTAGAAATGCGTCAGGAGTTAAGCCGTGCAAACCGTTAAACCATTAAACACTATTCCTTTAGAACAATTTATTGATAAAGTGAAAGTTGCAGAAAATTCAAGACAAATTGAAGTTAAAATAGATATCAAAGAAGCAAAAAATCTTGCCCTTACTTTAGGTGGAGTAATGTCTAGATTACACGGTGACCTAGAAAAGTTAATAGATCAAGCTAACAAAAAAGAAGAAGTCGTTAGCATCGTTGCTGACGGTGGAACTAAATGGAAATAACCCCTTAAATACCCCTCTATAACACCATTCTACTCAAAAGTAAACTGCGTATATAACTACTATATTCTGATAAATAATAGTAGTGTTTAACAGGAATATAAAATGAGTAGACCAAAACCCGATATAATATTAGAGAACGTAAATAAAAAAACTTATCGTTCAGAACAGGTTCTGAAGGCTGAAGCCATATGGGCTGTCTTTTATCAAGAGAAACCATTTAATTTAAAATCATCAAATGTATTAACAAATTATCCTGGACCGAAATATAAAAAAGTTAGTTTTAGTAATCCTGGTCATGCACACAACCTCGCAAAAAAACTTAACGATTTATTTAATTCTACAGACTTTACAGTTGTAAGATTAACATCAGGCGAAACAGTTGTAGAAAAATGAACTTAAAAGAAACCTATACCAAGGTATTCTTAAAACAAGCAGGAATTTCTATTAACGAAAGTACCCTAAAAGAGTATATGCCAAAGTGGTGGCAGAACACTCGATCGAAAACACAAGGCGGTTTAAGATTAACTGAGGATGGGTTTGACTTTACAGTAGATAAACTAGAACTATCTAACTACGATGTTCCGTTCCCGGCCGACTTCAAAATAACTACACAGGTTGTAATATTTTTGGACAAGTTTATAGATTGTCCTTATTACCTTCATCATAAGGGTATTACCGTTTTAAACGAGAAAAAAGCAATTGAATTGCACCTTTTTTCCGGTGATGTCCGAAAATACGGACTTAATAAAGCTCTAAAACGGGCAAATGAATCTGTAAACCATTGATTTTATTACATTATTTTTCTTAAAAAACCACACTTTTTTCGCAGATTCTGGTTGACCTTTGGCGATAATGAACGTATAATGTATATAACAATAAGGCACTGAACATAACAAAGGCAAAAGAAGGAGTACAAATAAATGGAAAATCTAGCAGTAAGGCAAGTAAGTCCAAATAGTGCAAAGGCAAGTATTGTCCGAGCATTTAAGAAACAACGTCCAATCTTTATATGGGGTCCTCCCGGAATTGGAAAATCAGATATAGTTCGTCAAATTGGCGATGATATTAAAGCTCACGTTATTGATATACGTTTGAGCTTATGGGAACCTACAGATATTAAAGGTATTCCATATTTTGATTCTAAGCAGGGTACGATGGTTTGGGCACCCCCAAGTGAATTACCAGATGCTAAAATGGCTAAAAAACACAAACAGATTATTGTGTTTTTAGACGAAATGAACTCTGCACCGCCGGCAGTACAGGCCGCGGCTTACCAATTAATTCTTAATCGTAGAGTTGGCACTTATGTATTACCTGACAACGTTTTAATCGTTGCGGCTGGTAATAGAGAAGCTGATAAAGGCGTTACATATAGAATGCCTGCTCCGTTAGCCAACCGTTTTGTTCACTTAGAAATTAAAGTTGATTTTGATGACTGGTTTGAGTGGGCAATTAAAAACAACCAACACCAAGATGTAGTTGGTTACCTGACATTTAGCAAGAAGGACTTATACGATTTTGATCCAAAATCACCGAGTCGTTCATTTGCTACACCCCGTTCTTGGTCGTTTGTTTCCGAACTTTTGGAAGACGATGACGACGAGAATACCACTACAGATTTAGTTAGTGGTGCAGTCGGCGAAGGACTTGCTGTAAAATTCATGGCTCATAGAAAAGTAGCCGGACAACTTCCTAACCCAAGCGACATCTTAAATGCAAAGGTTAAGTCGTTAGAGACTAAAGAAATCAGTGCCATGTATTCCTTAACAGTCTCTTTGTGCTACGAACTTAAAGAAGCTTGTGATAAGAACGATAAGAAGTTTGATGATAAAGTTAATAACTTCTTAAGGTTCGCAATGGACAATTTTGATACTGAACTAGTAGTTATGGGTATCAAATTAGCTCTTACACAATACCAACTTCCAATCGATCCAGATGAAGTTGATTGCTTTGATGAGTTCCATGAACGTTTTGGCAAGTATATTAAAGCCGCACAAGGCGAGGCGTCGGCTTAACAGACGCTATTTGGATGGGGATTTTAATTAATCCCCTTCCATTTTTCGGTTGACAATGCGGATTAAATATAGTATAATATACATATAATAAGAAATTGAGGAATGGCACAGATGACTACAACTACTTTAGAAAAACCAAAAACAGAAGAAGTTAAACTTTCACCAGAAGAATTGAAAGATCTTCGAGCTGAAGTTTTGGACAAAATTATTGTAGCACGAATTGGTTTACTTTTACGTCACCCATTTTTTGGTAATATGGCTACAAGACTTATTATTAAAGAGTGTGATGATTGGTGTGGTACTGCCGCAACTGATGGTAGACACTTGTTTTATAATTCACAGTTTTTCGCTAAGATGACAAACAAAGAAATTGAGTTTGTTATAGCCCATGAAATTCTTCATTGCGTTTTTGATCATATGACAAGACGTGAAGATAGAGAACCACAACTTCATAATATTGCATCAGATTATATTGTTAATAATACTTTGGTGCGTGATTCAATTGGTACAAAACCAAAAGCTATTCCAATTTACCAAGATTTTAAATACGAAGGTTGGTCTTCTGAAAAGGTTTATGATGAACTTTATAAGAAATATGATGAAGAAGATCTTAAACAATTAGGTGAATTGCTTGACGATCACATTGATTGGGATAAAGATAACACAGATACAAGCCAAAGTCAAAGTAAGAAGGGCAAAGGCAAAGATAAAAAAGAAGGACCTCCAAAATATTCTAAAGATGAGCTCCGTAAAATCCGTGACGAAGTTAAGGAAAGTATGCTAGGTGCGGCACAGGCCGCAGGTGCTGGTAATGTTCCAAAAGAAGTTGAAAGATTTATTAAGGAACTTACAGAACCAAAAATGAACTGGCGTGATTTATTGCGTCAGCAA